TCATTGGCTCGGTTCTCAACGACTTTGTTGCAGATTTCAGGCCGTACTTCCTTCTCTCGGTAAAGCACGGGCTGATCTCCACGATAGTACCGATAGAGATAGTCAATGTCGGCGCTGTTTTGCAGATGGACGAACAAAGCCTTTTGCAGAACATCAATGATGTTCCCGGCATTGATTTCGGCAACATCGGTATAGATCACACGGCGACCAAACAACGCTCTCGCACCCACTTACAGCACCTCCTTCCCTCTACCTATTATCTCTCTTATCATTGTACCAAACTCTCCAATGGTTGTCAATACTAACCTTTCATCATACCATTCGCCACATGATTTGTCAAAAAGAACCTCTCACATCTCTAAAGCAACTTCGGGAGTAGCGCCCCTCCGAATACGGCTATACACGGTAGAGTAATTCAATTTACGGATTTCGCACCATTCAACAAGCGTGTGGGTTTCACCATTGATCTGAATATTCCGATTACTGGTGCGATTTCTCGCCTGCCGCTTTAGAGGTATCCATGTGCAATTCTCTGGGCAATAATCACCGTTTACATCTTCTCGTTCGAGAGTGAGCGTGTCCGCATAACCAGTAGACAGCGCCCAGTCTCGAAATGGTTCAAACTGTTCCCATTCCGAGCATACTGCAATTCCTCTGCCGCCATAACGGGCATAGTTTTTAGCATGAGGATTATTACATCTTTTCTTCATACTACACCAAATCTCATAGAGCCGAGTCCCGGCTCCGCCGTGTTTGTAGTGCATTTCGTGAAAAGTAACGCTCTTGCCGCAACGACACGCTTTTTGTCTACCGGTTATCATTTGTTGCGGATACACAATTGTGGTGTTCCCACAGTCACACTGGCACTCCCACAAATACCGTTTATTCTTGAAAACAATACCCGTGACAGTCAACTTATTTTGCCGATAGCCTATCCATTTTGGGTCATTTGCCTTGATATTGCTCATACTATCACCTCGATAACAGTATATCATGCTTTGAGAACAATAGCAAGGTTATTCTCAATAAGGCCGTTTGAAAACTTCGACCTTCGAGCCGACCAGCATACGCAGCTCATTTTCAGCCAGACTTAACACATCGGGTGCGTCATCGTGTGGGACTTTACCGGAACGAGTGTAGGTTGTAACCTCTTTCATGAAGTTCCAGTATTGGCTTCCACGCTTGTAGGTAGACTGGTCTTTGAAATAAAACCGCTTCTTGATACCGTCAGACGCAAACTCAATACGAGTCTGTTTATTGGAGATTGTTCTTTTGGTGCGGACAGATACCGAACCGCCGAGGAACTTCACAAGAGCATCCACATCACGGCTATAATAGGCACCAGCATTGTTACTTTCAAAAACCGCTGTGCTGACTTTATGCTCCACCAGCTTCTTCGCACATTGGGGCTTCGTCACATCAGCGGGGGAGTCATCAAAAACAACATCGTCCACGAACACATCTTCCCCGTACAGCTTCAAAATAACCATCGCCGTGCTGTCGCTGCCGCTCTCAGCGGTGTCGCATACGGCAATCACGGTGTCAGGGTCTTTATCGGAGGGGAGTTCAAAATAGTAGTTCAGCTCGTCCTTGTTGAACAGCAGACCCTTCGCTTCAAAAGGCTGTTGCTGAAACTCGCTCTCAAACTGCTCCGCACTCAGCAGCTCCCGCTGCTCTCGGAAGTAGGCGGTGGTAAAGACCTTCTTACCCTCCCGTTCATACTCATAATTGCTCTCGTCCGTCACGAGATCGAGGGCGGGTATCTCAATCGCTCTCCAAGCCCAGCCCTCCCGCTGTGCGTGTTCCTGCACACGACCGATGGGGTCATACAGGGAATAGCGAGTGCCGGTAAAGACCATCGGCGTACCTTCAATGGCACGACCCATAATATCGCCGGAGATTACTTCCCACTTATCATCAAGCCGCTGGCGATTTTTGGCTTCCTCACGACCTTCCACACAGTCATCAAGGTAGAGGACATTGGTGGCTTCGGACAAGCCCACCTGTCGAGCGTCAATGGAACGACACATGATGGTGGGGAAACGGGACTTGCTTTTCAGGTTCACCGTCTTCGTGTCGGCGTTGGTCTGTACCAGCCGTGCGTCCGGGAACACATCGTAGAACAGATACTCGTTGGGAACTGTCAGGTATTCCAGACAACCATTGTAGAAGCTCTTTACAAGGTCATCGCCTGTCCCTTCCATCAGGGTCGAGCGGTCAGGGAACTTGCCGGAGAGCATATTCACAAAATTGATGCCTGTTTGTGACTTACCCGCTCGTTTCGGCATGGAAATCGTCAAAAGGCGCAGCTTCCCGTCCAGAACATCTTGAAACCCCTGCACCATCGGTCTGAGATAGTGCTTGCGGGGTGCATAAAACCGCTTTTCCGGCTTGCGGTCGAGTTCAATGTAGGTCATGAAGGAGTCAAAATCATGGGGTGCTTCAAAGAGAAGACACCGCCGCCACTGTTCATAGAACTTCGCCCCGCCGCCACGAACTACCTGATCTGCGGAGAGTGCCAGCAGCTCCTTGTTCACCTTATGTGCCGCCGAGAAATCTTCGGTTTCCCACTCCCGGCACAGAGAAAAGAGGTCGCTGTACGCCCCATTGTCTCCCGGTCGGCGGTCGATCACGGCTCGGATAGAGCCGGAGAGTTTTTCATAATTCATGTGCATTTCCTTTCCAACAAAAAAAACGAGCTACCCGTGTATTTCTACACAGATAGCCCGTTATGGCTGTCACTCCTGCCTTTGCAGAAGCCGATTATAGAATTTTCGGTATCACAAACGCCAAAACCAGCAAAATAGAGCTGATTATCAGGAAATATCCGATGATATTGAGAAAAAATCTCATGGTATCAGCCCTCATACTCCGAAATCGTCTTATTGTCCCAATTCAGAACCCCTAAATAGCCGCCCTCGGTGTCAGAATATAGCTCAACTGCTTTTTTCGTGTTCACTGTCTTCCATTTCACTTTGCCACGCCAGTTGAAATAGGCTTGGGTCTTAGTATCAGGGATACCCGCCAGCTCTACATAGATGATCTGGCGATTTTCCAGCGTCACGTTGAGTTGCAAATCCTCGCTATCATAGATTTTACCACGCACAATAGTCATCGGGTCATTATCTACGATAGAAACATCGTGAAAATCGGTCACACCAATAGTGTCAAACACTTTGCGGTAGCTTGCGATCTCGTCATCGGTGAACCCGGCTTCGGAAAGAGCCGAGTCCCATGCAACAGGTTCAACCGAGTCTTTCTTAGAACACCCGACCAGAAAGAAGACTACGATAACTGCCAGCCCGATCAGCCATACCATCTTTTTCATTCCTCCTCCGCTCCCTTCAAAATCGGCTCATGAACACCCTTGACCCAATTCATGTCGCCGTATTTATACATACCCTCGTACAAAGGACGGTTGCCGAGAATACTCTTGATGGTGGACACCTGAAACCGCTTGCCGGAACGGGTCTGGTATCCCGCCTTTTCCAGCAGCTCCGTGATACCCAGCATGGAAACGCCGTCCTCATGCTTCTCGAAAATGAACTTCACGATAGGAGCTTCCTGCTCGTCAATGGTGAGAACACCATCAACCACCTTGTAGCCGTAAGGACGGCGACCACCGCTGTACCCGCCGCAGGAAGCCTTGATGGAACGACCCTTGCCGGTTCGCAGAGCGATGTTCTTTCTCTCCTGCTCTGCCACGAATTGAAGCAGCGCACGGTAGATGTTGGCAAACTCACTACCCTCTGTGAAGCTCTCCTGCGTACTCAGAAGTTTGATGTTCTTCTTTTCCAGCACATACAGGTAGTAGAAGTACAGCTTGGTGTCACGAGCCACACGGTCATTCTTGAATACGATCACCGCTTCATAGGGAGGATTGCTTACATCGTCCCCATAAAGGATTTCGTTCAGGCCGGGACGGTCATCTTTCGCACCACTGATTTCATCGACCTTCCAGTCTACGATGTTGTAGCCGTTGTCGTTGGCGTAGAGAAGAATGGCCTGCTTCTGAACCTCGATACCATATTTGTCATCATCGGCCTGTCGCTCGGTGGAGACTCGAATATAGCCGATTGCGTTTTTGAATGTCATCATAAGATCACCTCTTGCATATAAGATAGCATAGGTAAATGTAATTGTCAATAGGTAAGTGTAAATAAGCCTTTTTATTTTTTGCGGATATTTTTCAGCTCACCCCGCCCTCTCTGCCGCTGGCATATCCCCCGCCCCCGTCACCCATTCACGCCGCCCAGATCAGGCCGAAAAGCGCAAAAATAACCGCCCCGGAATAGCACCGGGGCGGCGTTCACTTATTCAATTTCAATATT